CTAACTGATCCCATGTGTGTAACTCTATTGATAGCATCTACTTTCATTTGTATGTTTGACATGATGCCATCTAATGATTGGGAACTAGGTTGAATGATATAAGGTTTGAGGTTTGAGTCCATATCTTCTGGCATTTCAATGATAGATCCTGCACCTGCACTAGCTTCTACATTAGGTGTTTTTACTAAACTAGGATGGTTTGATAATCTGATAAGTTGTTCTATTTCTGAGTAATCATTGTAGATAGATTTTTGTAGTTCAGCTACATCTTGTAAATCACTAATACCAATACCTCTCTTTTGAGATTTCTGGTTATATAAAATAACAGCAGGTATCTCACCAATCATATTAGGCATTTCATCAACAAGTATTGGATCTGCTGTGGAATATCCTTTGTTGAAGTCTTTGACCATCAATGTAGATATATCTTCTTTAGTCCATACTCTGATAGTTGCTACATCATTTTGTAAGTTCTCTAATAGTGTTAATGATACTAATTCATATCTGCCATTTATCATTCTTTGGAACTGCCAATTCAAGACATTCTCCGGTGTGTAAACTGATAGATATGGTCTGATGTCTAGCTGTATTTCTTCTGCTCTGGTTTCTGTTTGCACAGCAGGTTTATCCATAATAGCCCAACAAGTACCATAGATAGATGCGTTTATTTGCATTTCTCTGATAATATTATCAAATGATCTACCATCTAAATCTGCATCTTTAATAAAATTCTCTAATTGTTCATCACCAGATAGACTGCCATAGTTTCTTGTAGGTGGAACTCTAAATAGAAATGATGAATAGATCTGAACTACATTCTTACAGTGATTGTCAATCGGAGTATTGTTTTGCCTTTTGATATACTCCTCATCTGACTCTAATACATATCTGTTTAGTAGATAACCATTCTGGTAGTCCTGTCCTCCTAGATATGATAATAAATGAAAGTTCCAATCATTAAATTTAGACTCATAATCATCATGTCTAGCTGTTAAAAAATCTCTTTTGTAATTAGCCATTAACTAAACCTCTTTGGTGGTGCAGGTTTAAAATCTCTTTTGATTGGGTATAAAAATTCAACTAAATATCCTAGTGCATCATTCATGTGATCGTAATTGTTTTCTTTATCTGGCAAACTTGTTCCTTCTTTATAAATTTGTCGTTCTATACTCTTTATCACATTCTTACAGTTATTTGCAATAAATAATGTTCGCAATCCTTTTGCATTCTTTAGTTTCGTATTTACTGCATTAATCCTATCACGAATTAATGGATGTGCATTTCTTACTCTTACATTATATCCTGCGTTTTTCAAAATACTTAAATCTGTTCTTCCTCCTGCACTTGTTTTTCTTTGCTTTGATGCAGGATCTGGATATACAAAGATGTGTTTACCAGAATATCTATTATTGATTTCTTCAACAAGTTCATCAGTATTGCTACTGTAAATGACAATTTCATCATACACATACAGGTTATCTTGTTTTACTTCTGATATAACAGCAGAAACGGGGTCAATATTAAAATCTATGCCAATATGAATTGAGTTAGTTGTTGTTGTATATTCGTCAATGACATTCTCTTGTCTATCAAAGTTGTAATATATCTGGCCAGAATATTTCTCAAATGATGCCATATATTCTTGTTTAAATGTTCTATCGTCTAGGTCGTTCTTAGCTTGATCTATTTCATTCTGTGATACTTGACCACCATCCAATGTAGTGTATTGAAATGATTGCCAATTCTTATCAGAGTCTTGTCTAGTAAATAAATTATAACTCCAATTACCAAACCCTCTCGGTGTTCCTAAGAATAAAGCTGATCCTTCTCTGGATTTATCAGATAGTGTAGGTCTAAGAACTTCATACCATGCTCTCTCATCTACATCAGAGAACTCATCCATACAGATAAAATCTAACCCTACTCCTCTAAGTGAGTTAAAGTTATCAGATGATCTTAGCTGAATTAGTGATTTGTTTTTAAGTGTGATAGATAAATCAGAATAGTTTACTTTGCTTATCCACTTATGTTTAGTCATTTTCTCTACTAATGGATCAAGCATAATATCTTTACACATTCTAAAAGTTGGTGCTATATACCAGACCTTCTTTCTTGGATATCGTGAGAACTTAGCTAATTCATTCAAAGCAAGAAATGTTTTACCAAACCTTCTGCCTGTAATCAGAACTCTAAATCTAGCTTCTGATGTGAATACTTCTTTTTGTGCTTTAGATAATGGCATCTATTCTTTCTTTTGCTATTTCAAAATATTTAGTGTCTTTTTCAATACCAATAAAATTCCTGTTTAGATTTTTACTAGCAACTCCAGTTGAACCACTACCCATTGTAAAATCTAATACTGTGTCATTTTTATTTGTGTAGGTTTTTATTAAGTATTCTAATAAAGCTACTGGTTTTTCTGATGTGTGTTTTCTTTTGCTTGTATGAATAGCATTGAAATTTAATATTGATTTAGGATGTTTTAAATTACCTAGATTTTCTGAATTATCTTTATAAATATGTTTTCCATAAGAATTATTTGTAATTGGTTTATCTTTATTGCCATTACTATGATTTTTATTTCCTATGATTTTTTGTGGATTATAAGTTGGTTGTTTACTATAAAACACAACAATATCTTCATGTACTCTTAATGGCATACGATTCGCATTCAGATACCCACTAGTTAAATATTTATTCCAAATTAAATTATATTTGTGTTCATTAATATTTGAAAAAATTAAATTTACTGTGAATTTATCTTGTGCAAATAAAACTATACAACCATTATCCTTAATAATTCTTTTTAACTCTTTCCACATAGGATCAAAGGGAATAATACTATCCCACTTACAAGCTGTCGTTCCATAGGGAGGATCAGTAAGTATTAAATCAATATGATTATCTTTTATAGTTGAAAAAACATCAAAACAATCATTATTGTAAAGCTGTATCACTCTACATTAAATGGTAATGGTGAGTCATCATCTTCCATCATTCCATTGTCTGATTGACCTAATATATTCTTACCTAACCAAATACCCATAGTAGAATTACCACTTTCAGCAATCTTCCATTGTATCTGTCTAAGCCTAATTTTTTTCATACTTCTGCCTTTTGTCAAAAATTCGAAATAACCCTGTCTAATAGTTGCTTCACTACAGTTAAAAAACTCAGCTATTTCTGTATTAGTACACCCAAATGAAGCAAGTTTTTGCACTTCATTAGCATCTATATCTAATTTAGGTCTAGCCATTTAATAACTCAGCTTTCTTTCCTGTGTAATCTTCCCATCTTTTTACGATTACATCTATATATTTTGGATCTAATTCCATCATATAACATTTACGATTTGTTTTTTCACAAGCAAGTAATGTTGATCCAGAGCCACCAAATAAATCTAATATCCCATTTTTTGATTTACTTGAATTTTTTATTGCTCTTTCTGCAATTGATACAGGTTTTTGTGTTGGATGTTTATAATTTGTATCTTTTTTTATTTGCCATAAATCAGATTCATTAGTAATAGATGCATCAATAAAACCATCAAATAAAATAAACTCATGTTGATGTCTATAACCTTTTCCTAAACCAAAAACATTTTTTGCCCAAACTATACAAGCCTTAGGTTTTAATAAATCTTGCAATATTCCATAAAATGCCCAATTACAGCAAATATAGTAAGTGTTTATATTTAAAGTTTTAAAAGTATTAATAAATTCATTAATAAAAGTTTTGAAAGACTCAGCATCTAATTTATCATTTTTAATTACATCAAATTTTCCACTCCTTCCATTAAAAGCAACATTATAAGGTGGATCGGTAAACATCATTTCAATTCTTTCTTTGTTTATTAATTTATCTGTATCATCTATACTTGTACTATCCCCACACATCAATCTATGTTCACCTAGTTTATATATATCCCCTAGTTTAGATTTAGGCTCATCTGGTAGTTCTGGAACAGCATCATCATCAGTTAGTCCTGCCTTTTCACCTGTAATCAAACTCTCTAATTCATCATGATCAAATCCTGTAAGTTCTAAATCAAAGTTTGCATCTAATAAATCAGTAAATTCTTGTTGTAATAAAGATATATCCCACTCACTAAACTCATTTGTTTTATTATCAGCTATTCTATATGCTTTAGCTTTCTCTGGTGGTAGATCAGCAATAGTGACAGGTATTGAATTAAGTTTTAGAAGTTTTGATGCTTCATATCTACCATGACCAACTATAATAGTTCCACCTCTGTCAACTACTATAGGTTGTTGAAATCCAAACTCTTTTATTGATTGTGCTACCTTCTGAATATCCCATTTTTTTCTAGGATTTTTTATATAAGGTTTTATATCTGTTAATGCTTTTTGTTCTACTATCATCAATGATAAGTTATATTCGGTTGCAATTTAAACCCCATGAGATCCATTACTAACTGCAATC